TGCGGTCCTTGTGATGCTCCTCGATTTCCGCGCCGCACTCGGGGCACACGCACCATGCGCGCGTCACCTTTCCGTCCGATCCCACCGCCCAGTGAAACCCCTCCCACGTCAGCGGGTGCATGTGTTCGCAATGCGGGCACGGCACGTGATACAGCCGCTGGTCCGACTTCTCGTACTTCGCTTCGAGGCGCGAAAGGCCCTTGATTTCCGGTGTGCCTACCGAAGCTCGTTTCGAGGTCGAGGGGAAAGCGCTGTTCCGACCGTCGAGCATCGCGTCGGGGTCATCACCGCTCGGAAGGCTTGATGCGACGCTGTCGTACTCATCGACGAGCACGAGTCGGGCGCTGGTCGATTTCAGACGTTTCGCATTGCCGGTGTGCTCCATGTAGAGCTGGCCGCCCGCGAAGTCCTTGAACCCGCGGGTGTTGCTCGAGTTTCGCGAAACCGTGGACGTCAGCGCCTTCTCGCATTCGGGGGTCTCTTCGAGCAGCGGGTTCAGCTTCTGGTTGATGAACTTGTTCATCGAAACTTCGCCCGGCAGCACCACCATGATCGGGCCCGGGTCCTCGCACATCGTGTAGCCGATGATGTTGGTCTCGATCTCGCTTTTGCCGAACTGGATCGGCAGGATCGCGACCATCTCGCGCACGAGGCTGGTGGCGCTCATGCAGTCCATGGGCTCGGCCAACATCGGGTTGCGCGCGGTCACCCAGCGTCCGGGCATCGCGCTGGCCTTGCTGCTGAGGATGCGATGCGTATCCGCCCATTGCGACACGGTCATCGGGCGCCGTGGCGCGATGGCTCGGGCCGCTACTTCGAAGAGTTCAAGGCATTGCGCCGACATCAGACCTTCCCCAGCTTCGCCAGACTCGCCGATGCGGTGTCCAAGGCATACCGGATCTCAGCATCCAACATCGCCCGCACTTCGGTTTCCTTTACTGCCGCGGTGAGCGCCGGCGCGAGCCGGTGGGACATCCCCTCGATGGCGGTGCGCAGCACGGTCATCACCTCACTCACTGTTGCCCGCACCTCCGAGGCTTCCAACAGTTCCTTCGCGCGAGCCCGGTACGACGCCTCGGCTTCCAGTGCGGCGAAGTGCTCGCGCTTCGCCTTCGCGACTTGGAAGTCGAAACCGGGCGGCACGGGGCCACCAACTGGGCCAGCTTCGGGGTCATCGTCGGTCGGCATATCGGGTGCAGCCACACCGGACTCGGAAGGACTGGCTTTTTGCAGCCGCGCCGCTGCATGACGCTGAGCCACTCCCTGCTTGCTGGGGTCCTCGGTGGCGCGCACTCGAGCGATGCTCTCGGCCACCAGAACGCGCCTTCCATCCTCGGCCAGCACGAGCCGGTCCTCCTTCTGGAGCTGGTAGCCATAGGTGCGGCCGAACCCAAGGTGGGCGGAGAACTCGGCGATCGTCATCAGGTTGGTGTCGGCCATGGTCACTCCCCTGCGATCTGGCGGATGCGAAAGCGCAAACGGCGTGCAAGGTACTCGTCGAGGTTGGCCTTGGATGCCACAGCGTCCATGCTCAGCCGCGCGCGATAAACGCCGGCACGAACGAACATGAGCACCGGCTGCATCCGCACGCCATCGGTGCCACTGGCGGCCCAGATGCCCGGCGCGAGGTGCCGTGTCGGTCCGCTCCGCAGCCGGCCGTACGCCACGAGGTAGCGACGGCCGTTGGTCGTGCGCTTGCGGCCCGGCAGCAGCGGTCCGGCCTGTTCTTTCCCGCGCTGGATGGCCTTCTTTCGCCGCACCGTCGCGTTCGCCTTGTAGCCCTGTTCCCCGAATGCCTGGAAGTAGCTGATGAGCTGCACGATGAAGGCGGCGCGCAGGTTGCCGCGGCCGTCGTCGCTGCCAGGGAACGGCACGCGTGGGATTGCCGTCTGGTAGCCCGCGGGCAGGATGCCCACGCGGCGCAGCGCGACCTCGCTGCGCTTGTCGCGCCGCGTTCCGCCGAAGGACTGGGCGCGCAGGATCTGCTGCGGGTCTATGCCCTTCCCGCCGAAGTAGGTCGGTTCGATGCCGACTTCGAGACGCTCCGCGGTGGCTTGGCGAACGTAGACGCTGTTCACGACATAGGGCGTCGGGCGGTCGAAGGTATTTTGGATCTCGCTGCGCATCACGCGGCGCACCTGGAACGCCGTGTCGTTGAGCGCGGCAGCGAACGCGGCCCGGGCCTGCGGACCGCTCAGGCGCGCGAGGGTCTTGCGCACCGCGCCAATGCCGTCGAGCTTCAGGTCAATCTGCATGCTTCCCCCACGCAGAAGCTTCTGCAACTTGTTCCGCGGCAATCGCGGCCAGCTCCATCCCTACCCATGCAGGGCTGCCGGTCAGCGTCACCTGCAGCCCGCGCAGGCCCGGGAACAGATCGTCAGCGCGGAGTCTGCGCACCAACGCCTTCAACTCCGGCCAGCCATTGACCAGGGCCGCAAACTCCGCCGCATTCGATTCCGTGCAGCGGATCACCTTCGAAATCACTTCTCCGTCCATCTCATCCTTTTTTGTGAGGCGTGTGAGGGGTGGTGTGGGGCATGGGTGCGCACGTAAGTGCCTGTCGGCATTGGCGTGTGGGGTATGTGAGGTATGTGAGGCATGCAGGCGGGTGCACATGCATGCGGGTGTGCGCACGCACCCATGCATGCGCACACATGGGCGGGTAAGGTCCGGATGCCTCACATACCTCACAAGCGTTGATTTCATTGATTTTTCTTGCCTCACACCATGGCTCACAGATGGCCCACATGCCTCACCGAATTGGACGAACGACCCCTGCGACATCAATGCCCCCCTTCGCGGAATGCCTTGAGCGAGTCCTTGAAGGCGCGCGCCCTGTCGCCGATCCACGTCGGCTCGTGCTCGCCGATCGGGCACTCGGCACCACCGGGCAGGAAAGTGACCCCGGACGGTCCCTTCACGCCCACGCCGAGGTCGTAGCGCTTCGACAGGGTCTTGGCGCCGTGCTTGCGCATCAGCTCGCTTGCGAACCGTGGTTGATGCAGCGCCTTGAGGCCCACGCGATGGCACCAGGCCCCGTACAGGGCATAGAGGTCCAGGGGCAGCATTGGGCTCAGCAGCTTCGGCGCGTTCCTGGCCGGGAAGCCGTCGATCTCGCCCGACTCGAAGGCCTTGAAGAAGCGGCTCGGGCTGTCCATGCTGAGGTCGATCAGCTCGCGCTTGGCCTCGGTCATCGGCGGCAGCGTGCCTTCGGTGAAGTCGCCCAGGTCGACGTGCAGCAGGTAGTCGTGCAGCGCCGCGGCGCCGCCGTTCTCCAGCTCCACGAGCAGATCTCTGTAGAACTCGCGGCTCAGCTTCTCTGGCGTCCAGATGACGGCATGCCGCCGGTCGTCCTGCTCGAGCACCACCGGCATCGTCTCGTTGCTCAGGAACACCAGGTTGACGTGGTTGCGTTCGTCGTAAGCCGAGAAATTCTTCGGATTGATGCGGATCCAGTCCCCAGAGATGAAGGCTTTGAGCTTGTTCTTCACGTGGTAGAGATCGGACCGCGCCACCACTTCGTCGGCGATGAGGAACAGCTTGCGGCTGGCCCAGTCGTTGAACTTGTCTTCGATCGCACTCTGGTCGATGACGCGGCCGTAGCGCCCGTAGATCGCCATCAGCGCTTCGAAGAACATGTTCTTGCCGGTGCCCTGCGGCCCGTGCAGCACGAGCGTCGTTTTCATCTTTGCGCCGGGGTGCTGGATCGGGTACGCGATCCAGCGCAACACCCACTCGTACAGCACATCCGGGCGGCTGTCGCCGGCGCACATGTGGCGCAGCAGGTCCAGCAGGTACTCGCACTTCCCCGCTTTCGCCTCGGTGGGCCAGCCTGCCCAGAGATTGCAGTGGATGCTGGCGTCGGAGCACGCTGGATCGAAGCCGACCTCTGTGACGCGCACGATCTGCTTTTCGGGATGCTCGGCCCACGCGCGATGCGTCTCCCGGCTCAGGCACGCATCGCGCATGTCACTGAGCGCCACGAGCATGTGCTCCTGGTGATCGAAGGTAACGCCGCCCTGGCCATAAACCAGCGCGAAGCGCTCGAGCAGCTCGTCGAGCGAATCGATGGGGCGCAGTGGCGCGGTCGCCGGCTTGCCGTCGGCCCCGCTCCCCTTGCCCTGTGGAGTGCGCGCCGCGCCCTGCATGCGCCAGCCCAACGCCGAGATGCGGGCCTCCACCTGTGCACGCACGGCGTGAAGGCCCTCGGCCAAGTGCAGGTCGTTGAAGTCGTTGAGCTTCTCGCCCTTCTCCAGCCAGTCCGTGCGGCGTGTTTCGGGATCAGCCCAGCCCGGCACCATCCACCCGCCGCCGACGGCCATGGCAGTCAGGCTGGCAGCGGACACGCCGGCGTTCGTCGCCTTGTGCGGCTGGCCGCAGTGCGGGCAGATCGGGCCGTCGGCAACCCATACCCGTCGCTTGCACTCGAGCTG